CAACCAAAGTCATGGTCAGCATCACGGCGTCCATTCTTAGCTGCCTGTTTCTTGGCACTAGCACGATTGAAGATTCCACGCTCACCTGATTTAGATTCGTAGAGTGCAAGCCACTCACGCATGAATGTACCCATCTGTGGCTTCTCTTTGTATGCTACACTGTTATTGGCAAGTGTACGCTGTCCTTCGTACTTCCACCAGTCACCTGACTTAGCGTGTGCCATCTGGTCATCATTCAAATTAGACAGGCTGATGAGTGCGCTACGGCGTACACCACCTACAACTACAACCTCACCAATCTTACACATGATGTCGTGACATTCAATTGGGTACAGCCTACGACCAGCAGCACCCTTGAATTTTTGAATGACAAACTCAAACAGTTCTTCCAGTGGGGCTGGGCCACTCGCACGACCACCAAATGTTTTCAAACGTGCGCCAGCAGGTCTAACCTCTGATACATCCCATTTAGGAATCTGCCCTGCGTACAACAAGGATATTAATTCACGCAAGGATTTGGCCCAGCCCGGACGACTATCTCCAACCTTAATTACTGTATCGCTTTGCTCAAAGTGTTCATTAACTATGGGCAGTTTCTCAACACAATTGCGTTCTACAGAAAAGCCTACACCAGTGCCGCACATAAGAATATACATTGTTTCATCAAATGCACGAGGACTATCAACAGGAACATAAGAGCAATTATAACCACCAACATGACACCTATCAAGTGCTGGTCCAGCAGTCATCAATGCTCTCATGCTTGGCATGATGTCTTGATTAAGAACCGCTTCCTCAAGTTCAGCACGTAGTTCATCAGACATAGCGTAGCTATACTTATCTGCAAGATGGTTCTCCATATAATCAAAGTATCTCTGTACTGTTTCAGCCCATGTTTCACGCCGTTGCTCATCCTCAATCCAACGTGCATACCGTGAAGTAGCAATAAATGTTTGGTAGTCCGTAGGTAAATAATTATTCATAGTGTCACTCCTGTATAATTTTTATATTGCGTATTTCAACGCCTTCAATATCGTATATGTACTCTCTTAATACATCTTCTATTTCTTCACTAACTTGCTCATCGGCAGGTATCGCATATTCTTCTGGATCAATGTTAAGTGTAATATATACTTTAACTTTCATTACGTGCCTCAATCAATTTAGCTAAATACCACTTAGCTTTTTTTAAATCTTCATTGCCATTCTTATATTTATAACGCCACATGTATTTTAGAATATTTCCTTGAAGATAATACTGAAATCCATCAGGACCAAGTGCAGCTTCAATTGCATCAATACACTCGATTCCTGATTGATTGTAATGTGGTGGATGATTTACCATGTCAGGTCTTACATCATCTGCAAAAGAATAGTCTGCCTCCCAATCAACATCCTTCCATTCCTGTTTCTTCTGAATATCATCCATGATTTTCTTATAATCTGTCATTATGCATTCCCCTTTGTACGGCTATTAAAGTTTATTTTTACTACATTATCTTCACCATACTCAAGTTCTATTTCATTTTCTTCTTCGTATTGTTCATCTAACTGATTTGATCTCATAAACTTTTCAAGGGTAGCAATAAACTCTGGATTTTCTTCCATGAATGGAATTGTTGAAGCTACCAATTGACAAAGATGTATCATTTGAGAATAAGGTTCATCTTCCATAACATTATCTGGACCAGTGATAATATTAACTTGTAGATTGCCCTGCCACTCAGAATCCTTGTCTAGAATAGGGTACAATTGTATATAGAAACTCTGATCATTTTCAAACATGTTATTTTCTCCTCATTTTCTTTCCTTTAAATTTTATAAAGCTAGGATGTTTATTTATCCCTTTTTCTTTTAACCACTCCTCTGGAATAATTCTATCATAATATCTGAAGTCATATTTTACACACCATTCACCATATGTTGACTTAGCACCTTTACGTAACTTACGTCTACTGTTTTCAAACACAAACCGTATATCAAGATTCGGATGTTGTTTCTTAATGGCGAGATGCTTACGCCTATCTGCCGCTGTAAACATTCCTTTGGTTTCAATTATTATGCCGTTATTTAATACAAAGTCTGGTGTATAAGTTCTATATGCAAGGTCTTCCCATTCAATCTTTACCTTTTCATATAAGTACTCAAAACCCTGATCGTCAAGGCTTTGAGCAACTTTATGTTCAAGACCGCTTCTATATCCGTACTTTCGTGCTGCTAAAAACTGTTTGTAATTAGGCAATGTATTCTTCTTCCAAATGTACGTACATTACTTTTTTAGGGTCTTTTGCTTGTGACTTAACTGCTGGTCTTTCTATTGCGTCAGGCCAACATTCCTTTCTGAAATCACAAAAGGAACATGTTGTACATAGCATAGTATTACCAGTTGGTTTCTTTCTAAAGGTTTCTGGAATAGGTTCAAAACATCTTTCAAACTTATTCTCTTTAACCTTTTTAACGGTATCACTTAGTTTAGATAATTCCTCTTCCATATCAATGTTAGAGGCTGGTACATATTTAAACTTACCATTTGCTTTATTAACTACCCACCAACCACCAGCACGTTTGCCAGATGCTTTAGCATATCCAGCAAGCTGACCGACATAACCAAATGCATCTCCTTTCTTTAAGGTGTCAAATGAGTCAAATTTATATTTATATGACCAATCTGAAGCTGACTTAACATCATCAACAGCACCATCAATAACAAGGTCATATGTTCCGTTAATGGATTCACCATCAACATCCAAAGTAACCTTTTCAGAATCTTCATATTGAACTCCTGCTTCTGTTAATAAACCTTTAAATACTGCTTCCACAATATCGCCTATCATCATATTCATGATAAAATTAGTAGGACGAGGAAGAGCCTTCTCAGGATGATTTTTTTCAAACCAAAGTTGACAAGTGGGTCTACCTAAGTTTGACATCCGTAGAGAAAACTCTCCCCTTTTTGAACCCCCACCAAATTGACGCTTTACAGCATTCATTACATCAATACCAATACGTTCTGCAGTTTTGTCTGACATTTCAGACTCACCTTTAACAGCTTTTTGCATGTACTGATGTAATACCAATTCAGCAGTGTGGTTCATTACGCTACCTCTTCTACATCAACATCAACAAAGTCTTCTACAAGATTCATATCTTCTTCTGAAACTTGCTTTTCTTTTTGTTCAGCTACAGCAGCTTCCCATTTATTGTTGATATCATTGTTGTGCATTTGAACCCATTCCCAGAAATGATTCAAGGTTGTATGATCTTCATCTTTAACCTCAATAACATTATCGTAATCAATACTTACATTTGGTGTAAAGAAAACATTTCCATTAGGCAAACTATTGCTAGTCAAATCCATAGAAATATAATGATCAATAGGAAGACGGTTCTTATCTGCCAAATCATTAAAGGCAGCATTGAATGTTTTGAAAGCATCTTTATTTTCAATCTCCCAAATAAATGGATAAGATTTTACTTCCAATTCAGTTCCATCATCGTTCATCACTGGTTCTAACAGTTCAACAGTACCAAAAATAACACGCACTCTTTTTATTAGTCTTAGCAATTCTTGCATATTTTTAGGCAATGCATTGAAATCCTGAATGTATCCACTAGGTTTACCGCAATTAAAATTGCCTGTGTTATCTTTTAGATCAATATCTAAAGTATCTGACATAATAGTCTTATGAAAAGTACCTTTAGACTCTCCGGGTTTTGGGTTTTTAAATGGAACCCAACGGCGAAGCATAAGTCGAGTTAGGAATGGACGTATCTTAGCAGTTTTAGAATATAGGTAAGTAGGATTACCAGTATCTGAAGGTACTTCCAACCTAAAAGAACCTGCTTCAATAAGTTCTACATTAGCCATACGACCACCAACTTCAGCCTGACCCTTTACAGGTTGGTTGAAGATCCGTAGACGAGGTAGCATAGGAATGCGCTTATTATCAGAGGAACCCGACTTAGCAGTACCCATGATCTTAGCCATTTCTGCGTAGTTACTTTTGTTAATTGTTACTATATCATTCATATATTTTTACTCCTTTCATTTTGGAAAGCCATAGTTATATCACGCCACGTCTTTCGTGTCAAGCCAATTAGGACCAATTTTTGCTTCTAGTAGCAAAGGAACATTAAAATTAATGCCCCATCTACCAGCTATCAAATTAGTCAATTCTTCATTCGTATTGTTAATTGCCTGAAGTACAAGCCTTTCCTCATCTGGATGAACATCTATAACAATACTATCATGAACACTATTTACTATACAGGATTTTGCGTATGCAAGCAACCCATCAATATGTAAAAGTGCAAGTGGTACAATATCTGCTGTAGCAAAACTTTGCACAGGATAATTCTTAATCTGTGTAAAGTTAGATACTGTTCCATTTTTACGCCTCTTTACATCAGGAAACTTAAACTGCCTTCCAGAAGGCGTAGTTATAAGGCCTGTTTTTAAAGCCTCTTTAGCCAGTCTGGAATGCCAATCTGCGACACCTTGGTATTTCTGCGTGAAGTGTTCATAGTATGCTGCCTCTGCTTTTGTTCTTCCAAAGCCGGTGGCACCGTATAATGGTGCGAAGGTGTGGGCTTTCGCAGTCTGCCTATCCGTAGGCTGACCAGCATCGGTAATAACTTTAGCGGTGTATGCATGT